CACACTTGCAGCCAACTCTGCACCAGAGACACCTACTGCTTAAGGAGTAACCATGGATCTTGTTCCAATGGAGGAGATCTATCGGCAACTCAAAAACCGTTATGACTCCAGTGGCTTTAGCCCTTACGTCATACGGACAGACTGGCAGATCATACGGCGCATAGGTGCTCACCCAGCAGTTGCTACCCGTGAGGATTTGGAGAAGATCGTCCTGGCTGCTACCAAGCAGTCAACCAAGGCGAACTATGTCTCGCGTTTGCGCTCGATCTATAAACACCTTAATAAACTTGGGCTGGTAAATGGAAACAATCCAGCCCTTGATTTACCAGATGTCAAGGCAGGTAGAGGAGTTCCTAAGCCAGTAACTAAAGGCGAGTATGCCAAGTTGCTAGCCGAGGCTGGACAGCCCTACAAGGACTGGTTCATCTTAGGAGGCATGGCTGGATTGCGAGCAATGGAAGTTGCTAAAATCCGTGGTGCTGACTTAATCGAGACAGAAGATGGGCCCATGCTTAGCGTGGTGGGTAAAGGCAATACAGACCTTGTTATCCCTATCAGCCCAGCCGTAGCAGAGATGATTAAATCCCATGACACCTTAGGGCGTCTCTGGGAAATCGGTCCAAATACTTTTTCTAAGAAAGCAGCCAATGAGATGCGTCGCATCCTTGGCCCAGAGGCTAAGCACTTTCACAGCCTTAGGCACTACTTTGCCACCACCATGCTTGAGAAAAGCGGTGGTGACCTTATTGCCGTTAAAGAACTTATGCGCCATTCAAGCGTAGCAACCACTCAAGTATACACGCAGTTAGCACACGGTCGCACCAGATCATTGGTAAACCTCCTAGACTAAAGGACCACAAATGGCACTTAGCGGATTTCAACACATAGCAGAAGCCCTCGCTACTCCAATTGGTCAGCCTGGTTCCTCAGGCAGCGTGTGGGCTAATACTGATATCAACTATGATGTTGCAATTGGCGGAGTGCCTTTCCTGCTTGGTGTAAATGATAAGTACCCATACAAGCGTACTACTGCTGAGTACCGCAAGCAGCAACTAGATGTGCAGAAAGAGCCTGGCGAGCAAACAATCACAGGATGGTGGCTTCGCTCCCAGTCTTCTTTCCATTACGGTGCTGGCGTACGTTACCAAGAGCCTATTATGGGCGAGCATATTCAGTATATGTTCCACAAGTCTGCTGGTGTAGAAGTATTCAATACTGGTCGAGTCACTTTGCTACCAGATGTCACAAAGATGCAGACGGTCACAGATACTCCAATTATTGTTTCCGCTCAGTATAACGGAACAGATCTTGTATTTTTCAAGGATGGTTCCACACTATACCGCTCAGACGGAACAACGACAACGACTGTCACATGGGGTGGTTCAGGAACCATTCTTGACATTGTTTGCGATGGCAATTACTACTATGTAGTTAACGCTACTGGTATCTACCGTGGTCTGCTTGATGGCACTTCTGGATCTCTAATCTTTACTAATCCAACTACTGCCACTAGCGCTAAACTTGGCTATGCCAAGCAGCGCGTCATTGCTGGTATTAATAACTCAGTTTATGAAGTTGTTCCTATTTCAACCCTTAATATCGTTGCTGGATTTTCAGCAAATAACGTTGTCACACTTAAAACTTCTGTTGCACATAATTACAATGTTGGATATCAAATAACAATTGCTGGTGCTGGCAGCCCTTTTAACGGAACATTTGTCATTACTTCTATACCTTCTGCTACAGAATTTACTTACGATCATAATTACGCAGATCAGCAATACTCTAATTCACTTACTGGTACAGTTACGTTAGTTGCTAATAATAACTTACCTATCTATACTCACCCATCTGCCTCATGGCAATGGACTGGCGTTTGCGATGGCCCTAACGCTATTTATGTAGCAGGCTATGCTGGCGTGTCTGGCTCTATCTTCCGTCTGGCACTAGATGTGTCAGGTGCTGTACCTTTGCTCAACAAGGCTCTCACAGCGGCTGAGATGCCTGCTGGAGAACGCGTAACAGCCCTTGGATCTTACCTTGGCAAGTATTTAATAATTGGAACTAACAAGGGTGTCCGTGTAGGACAGATTGATACCTCAGGTTGGCTATCATCTGGCTACATCACATATGGTCCACTATCTTTTGTAACTAATGGCTTTGACCCAGGAACAGCCACGGTTCTTAACGGATCTGCCGTGACTAGTGTTGCCTTCCAAGATCGTTTTGCTTACTGCACAGTAACTAATTACATTGATAATGGCGATGGAACTTTCTGTTCTGGCTTAGTTAAGATTGATCTATCCAAGGAAGTAGCACCTAACCAGTTTGGTTATGCAACTAACCTTCGCGTAAGCAACCTTACCGCTGCCTGTACTTCAGTTGCCAACCTAGGCAACACTAACACGCTTATCTTTGGTATCGCTGGTCAGGGAGTTTACAAGCAATCTACTACTCTTGTATCCTCTGGCTATATTCAAACTGGTCAGATTCGTCAGTTTACTCTTGAAGATAAGCACTTTGAGTTGCTTAAGATTCGAGTATTGCCTGGTCAATTAGGTAAACTTTCTACCGTAGTTGTCAACCCAGATCAGTCAACCACTGCACTGATAACAACCGATGCAACCTTTGATTATACTCAAGACATTACAGCCCTTGATAGCCTGGACACTGCACCGCAACAATCTATTGGATTGAAGTTTGTTATTACGGCTGCAACCAGTCAAGCGGTCGGAACAGAAGATGTCTTTATTGGATATCAACTTAAATCTGTTCCAGCAGTAAGACGTCAGCGTCTCATCACTTTCCCTCTCATGAATTATGATTACATGGAGGATCGCAACAACATGGCAACTGGTTATATCGGCAGAGCGGCCGAGAGACTAGCCATGTTAGAGGCTATTGAATCCAATGGTGACGTTGTTCTTATTCAAGATTTTACCAACGGTGAAACCATTCGAGGTATTATTGAAGAGCAACAGTTTATTCGCATGACAGCACCAGACAGAGCATTCAACGGCGACGGCGGAATGATCTACTGTACAATCCGAACCGTATCATAAGGGAGACCTGCAATGGCCAACGTGGACACCGCCACGGTAATCTACTCATACTTCTTCGTATTGGCAGCACTGCTCGCTGGTATTAGCATTATTGCTAAGCATACAATTGCCAAGCATACCGAAGAACTCCGAGATCAACTTACTAAGATCACCTACGCTCTATACAATGATGGCAAGACTGGTCTTATCAATAAGGTTGAGGAGTTGCTGGAGAACCAGCAGACGATCAAGATTGATGTGGAGGTCCTCAAATCCAAGGCCGAGTAAACAAGAAACTCTTCTGGAAGATCATCTCGATCACCAGAGTATGGTTTCAGTCCTTCCTCTCCATTGAAGTTGCCATGCATATCAGAGACCTAATCAGTGGAAAATTTTTTTGGCAGGTTTGTATCGCTGCCTTTATCCCAGTGGCAATTCGCTGGGCTACCCCGCACGATCAATTCCCAGATGAGGAACTCAGATGACATATCCACTTATTCAGGCCAAGCACTATACTGCTGGTCGTAATGGTCATAAGCCGAACCTTATTGTCGTTCACACTATGGAGACACCCGAGAATGATGGCAGAGCACACCAAGTAGCACAGTGGTTTGCAGGCGCTACAGCCCCGCAGGCTTCCGCTCACTACATGGTGGATAGCAAAGAAGTTTACCAGTCTGTCAAGGAAGAAGATACCGCTTGGGCGGTAGATGACTTTGCTTTGAATCAGACAAGCATCTCCATCGAGCATGCTGGAATTGCAGCACAGAATGCACAGCAGTGGGCTGATGCCTACTCCAATGGAGAACTACACGTTTCGGCCAAGTTAGTTGCAGATATTGCCAAGCGATGGAACATCCCGCTAGTCAAGTTGACTCCGCAGGATGTCTTAGATGGCAAGTCTGGGCTATGCGGTCATATCGATATAACCCTAGCAAAAAAGATCCACGGTGGTCACACAGATCCAGGCCCCAACTTCCCCTGGGATCTTTACATTAACCTAATCAAGGAGACAAAATGAATAAGCAAGTCCTAGCATCATACCTACGCCACCTTGTCACCACAGCATTTGGTGCAGCGGTAGTGGTAGTTAACGTCAAGCACGTTGGTATTGCACACCTAACAAAGGCTGATGTTTTGGCAGTTGCCAACGCAGCATGGATTGCAGTACTACCACAACTTCGCTTCGGCGCAAAGGCTTTTGTAGAGCCACTCATTAACGTTTACCTTAAGAAGCAGTATCCTGCTCTAGGTATCGTTCTTGCAGACCTTGAAGATTTTAACACTCAGGCAGCAGCAACACCAGCACCTGTAGCAGCACCAGTGGCGGCTCCAGTTGCCTAACGAAACAGTAGCCCTTGAAGTGGTATTTACCACCGAGGCTGAAGTAATCAAAGCAGATCAAACAGAGGAGCAGAAATGACAGTCGGATTCTCAACAGCGAATCTAGTCAACAACTGGCTTAATATGTTGCGTGGTACGGCATTCACTGCACCCACTGGCATTTACGCACAGGTACATATTGGAGACCCAGGAGCAACAGGAGCAAGCAATCAATCTGCTTTGACTACCCGTTCTTCTGTGACATTCTCAGCAGCATCAAGCGGAGCGATTGCTCTCTCTAATACGCCATCATTTACTATGACGGCTACAGAGACAATCTCGCACGTAAGTTACTGGGATGCAGCAACCTCGGGAAACTTCCTCTGGTCAGCAGCCCTTACTACGCCTAAGTCAGTATCGGCTACAGACGTTCTACAACTTACCTCAGTTGGAGTTTCACTCTCACCACTAGCAGCATAGGATAACCAATGACTACGAGTTTTCCAGGAGCAATAGATACCTTCACTAATCCAGTTGCAACGGATTTACTAAACTCGGGTACGGTTCCACATGCTGCTCAGCATGATAATCTTAATGATGCAGTTAAGGCTATCGAAACCGCCCTTGGGGCGAATCTTTCAAACGTAGGAACCAACTCGCTGCCGAACACTCTAATGCTTGGTGGCATGTAATTGGGCATAGATATCGCTTAGAAAGGTAAATCGTGACAGTTCAGTATAACGCCCCGATAACCTATAACGATACCGTTACCACTTACGCTGGTTCAGTAACCTACTCATCAGGTACATCTACCGCAGGCACAGGGTCTCTTACTTCAGTCGCTACGCGCACAACTAAAAGTGCAACGACTAGCGCTGGTACAGGGACCCTTGCTTCAGCGGCTATTGTAATCAAGCATAGCGCTACTAATGCTACCGCAGGAACAGGCACATTAACATCTGCTGCTCTGCGAATTACGCATGGTGCTACCACGACGACAGGCTCTGGCGTCCTTACCGCCTCAGCACTTCGTACTGCTAAAGGATCTACAGCAACTGCTGGAACGGGTTCTCTTAGTGTTACAGGTCGCACTACAAAGCATGCTTCAACCACAACCAGTGGCACGGGATTTCTCTCTGTCAATGGCCACATGGTTGATAGCGATTCTACCTATACGCTTGTTACTGGAACGCTTGGCTCTACCGCCTCTGCAAGGCGTAGCGCTGGAACTTCTACCAATGGAGTCGGCTCCCTTTCGGCTAACTCAATTGTTAAAAAATTCAGTGGTACATCTACCGCAGGTACAGGCTTGCTTGCCTCTGTTGCAATCCGAACAACCAAGGCAACTACCAACTCTCCAATAACTGGAAGCACTTCTTCAACTGTAGGCGCTGTAGCAAAGGCTTCAACGGTAACCGCAGGCACTGGTACATTTACATGTGCCGCACTTCGTATAGCACATACCGCAAGTACAAGCAATATAACAGGCTCAAGCACTGCAAGTGCTAGCACCTTCAAGACTGCTGGCTCGACTACAATTGGCATAGTCTCTACAAGAGCCGCTGCTAAGCGAATCGTTGTCACTGGAACCAATAGCCAATTGCTTGGTAGTTCTTCCGCTATAGCATTCAAGTACAACCCAAGCATAGACCCAGCAGGCATTGACTACGAAGTCCGCCTTGGGTATCAACTATGGCAGGCTAACAACAAGAGCCTATGGGTAGCCCAACTAGCAGAACCTAGCAGGCGTCAAGCCAGCCTGATAGATAACACAACACGTAGGCGTGCCTACTTAGACCCAATCACTTGGGTTACCAAACTTAAAGACAACCTTTGGAAGGTATCACTATGAGTATCACATTCGAACGCGAGAGCGTAGAGTTCCAGCCTATCGTCGTTACTCGTGATGGCGTTCCAATCACCACTGGTTTAGCCACCTGTATCACTCAGTTGGGTGTCCGCCCTGTGAACTTCATTTCTGCGGTCACAGTTGGCACTCAGGTTGGCTGTATGGTTAGCGGTCTGACCGTTGGAACATACAATGTCTGGGTTCAGATCACTGACAGCCCAGAAATCCCTGTCAAGAACGCTGGATCCTTCACCATAGTATAGTCCTAAAACGGCTTCTAAGGCCCTTTAGAGACGAGAAACCCCCTGCTTAGGTATAATCACCTAGGCTAGGGGGTCTTTTGTCGTTTCTGGAGGTTAGTCTCTACCCCATGGGCGGTTGACGAATGGGTAGATAGTCAGGGTCATCTCTGAGTCTGCCTTCCAAGCGTCGATGGCATCGGCTAGTTCTTCCTTTGCCATGGCGTACTCGTCTTCGGCTTCTTCCTTTTCGATGATCTTAAACGCATCTTCAAACCCTAGGTTGTATCCTTTGCCTAGGAAGCGCTTGCCTTCGTTGTCTCGGTAGTTGTGGTATAATGCTTTGAGCAGGTTGTACCGTGTGGTTGCTATCCTGCTACGCCATGTCCATGCTACAGAGAAACCGACTAGCGCACCCGCAACATAGTCTAGAATTATGCTTAAGGCTTTCATGTTTCTTCTCTCTATTGATTTGACTATAGTCTATTATAGATATATATTATATATAACAACCGCCCTTAAAGGCGGTTGTATATTATATTATATCATATAACATATCCAATTATAGCAGATAATTTTACCATGTCAAATCGATAATCAACTTGACAATATACCAGCCATGTGTATAATACTCCTCATGGCAATCACAATCGAAGAACACACCTTACCTGAGCATGCGAGTTACTCCTCCATCTCAACATACCTAGCCTGTGGCTGGCAGTACTATCTCGGACGCGTCTTGAAGTTGCAAGAGGCCGAGTCAGTATGGTCAGTCGGTGGCTCTGCTTTCCATTTAGCCGCTGAAATGTACGATTTACAGGAGGAAGAATGAACCTAGAATTATACTGGGGTCCGAAGGACGGACTACTATTAGACATGCCCGTAACCCCTGATGAAGAGACTGGTTCTATTCGTAGACCAGCAACCCTTGATGTAGGTGGCGGAGTCTACCGCATTGAACTAGCCAGTCGGCATCCAGACAAGAACCCTGCAGAGGGTGTTAAGTACATAGGAGTATTCGTTGGCGCTGGCAAGTGAACTGTGGGCAGATGCGTGGAAAGTTTGTGTTGGAGACAAGGATTTAACCAACGCCCGCGTATCAGGCCGAGCAACCAAAGCAAATCCTAACAAGGAAGATGTTGCCCAGTGGCAAAAGCAGGGCGTCGCTTTTGTAGAGGACTATATCACATGGCGTGAAGCCAATCCTAACTGGAAGATATGGACTACGCCCGATGGGCGCAAGGCTGTAGAACTAGAACTAGAAGTACCTATCGGCAACATTCCAATCAAGGTTGGTATCGACCGTATCTTTGAGGTAGATGGCCAGTTGGTTATCATCGACTTGAAGACTTCTTCTAGTGAGCAGTACCTATCAACGTTACAACTTGGCTTCTACAAGATAGCGATCGAGGTCGCCTATGGCGTGGAGATCAAGTTCGGTAACTTCTATATGGCACGCAAGGCTACCATGTCCGAGTGGGTTGATCTTAGTGATTACACCTACGAGAAGTTAGAATACCTTGTGAACCAATTTGACAAATCGAGAAAGGCTGGTATATTCATGCCTAATGCATCGAGTTGCAAACTATGTGGGTTTAGCAAAGATTGCATGTTCTCATCTAAGAAAGAAGGATAGCATGTCACTAGAACTAACTGCAACCGAGGTACTCGGTGCTTTTCAGTTACGCATCATTACAGCAGCAGAAGCGCGTGAGCGCTTAGGCTTTGAGAATGTTCCAGCAGAGGAAGCGCTTGTGCCACCTGCGGGAGCCGAAGGTATCTTCGCACAAGCAGCAGACAACCCAGGAGTAAACAATGGTTAATGATGATTGGAAGTTACAAGTCTCTTACAAGACACCAGTCGGTGATCTTATCAACGTCCGTGCTAACACGGCGGAAGAACTCTCTGTTAACCTAGAAGCCATTGGCGACTACGCTACACAGATTGCTGCTACTCAGGCTAAGATCGCTGGTGCGTTTACACTCACCCCTTTATCGACGTCGAGTTTCACCGCAAGCACAACGCAGGAAGCATACTCGCCTCCCGTGTCGGCTCCACCAGCATCCGTTACATCGGGGCCAACATGTCCTCACGGAGCGCGGGTTCACAAATCGGGAATCTCCTCGAAGACGGGCAAGCCATACTCGATGTGGGTATGTCCGCTCCCTCAGGGTCCCGAGCAGTGCAAGCCAGTCAACTAATAGATCAACCAATGTTTTAACGAGAGGAGGGGTAACACATGAGAACTTTAGCGCGCTCTGTTGGCAGGGCATCTATTGGTGGAGAGCCCCTTCCAGTTCCCTTCAAAGCGTTTGAGAGCACACAGATTGCTATCCGACGCTCGGAACTAACCATGATGGCTGCTGTCCCAGGCGCAGGTAAGTCTATGCTTGCGCTCGCTATCGCCCTCAAGACCAACGTCCCAACCCTGTACATCTCTGCTGATACTAATGCACACACAATGGCAATGCGATTGGCATCTATGATATCTGGCAAGAGTCAGGGTGACGTTGAGAGGCTTCTAACGAACGATCTAGGTTGGACACGTGCAGTCCTTTCACGAGGCAGTCACATTGTTTGGTCGTTTGAATCTAGCCCTACTCTAGAGGATATTGCTGAGGAAGTCAAGGCCTTTGAAGAACTATGGGGTCAGGCTCCTGAGTTAATTATTGTGGACAACTTGATGGACGTAGCCACCGATGGTGGCGAGGAGTTCGCTTCTATGCGTGCCATCATGAAAGAACTCAAGTACCTAGCAAGAGCGACAAATGCTGCGGTGTTAGTCCTTCACCATACCAGTGAGGGAGTACAGGGTACACCTTGTCAGCCGCGCTCAGCACTACAGGGAAAGGTAGCGCAACTACCAGCACTAATCCTTACCCTTGGATTGGTTGGAACGTCCCTTGCCTGTGCGGTTGTAAAGAACCGTTACGGCAAGGCTGACGCCAATGGAACTTCGGTCATGACATGGCTGGCCTTCTCGGGTGAGTACTGTTATGTAGATGATATACCAGAGAATGCTTAGGAGATAAATGAGTAACAAGCGTAAGGCAGAGAAGCAGGTTGCTGACTTCGAGACATTTCAAAAGGTGTTCATCGAATCAGAGCGTGTGATGCGTGAGAACTTAGAGAAGTTAATCCAATCTAAGTTAGATAAAGAAACTAATTTCGATGCCAGAATGGCATACAAGATAGCAATTAAGATTATCAGAACGGGGACTTTAAATGATGTCAGTGATCTTGATCTTCATGCTGATAGCGTGGATGTAGATGGTAACGAGAGCGAGTCACAAAGCAAGGGGGGCAACCTTTGAAACGGACACTAAAGATACGTTCAGAAGCAAGGGGTATGAAGCCGAACGCTTGGCCCGCACGGGAGCCAAAGATGAAGGTGACGTTATCGTACGGCGCTGGCTCGGATTTGAACACGTGGTTATCGAATGTAAAGCACCTGGACGAGATGGAAGTATTGACTTATCTGGATGGCTTAGAGAAGCAAGCGTTGAGCGCGGTCACTACGCTGATGCGCGAGGTCTATCTACAGATACACTCGGAGTCGCGCTCATCAAAGCACGGGGCAAGTCTATAGAGGATGCGTATCTTGTTATTAGATTGGGAGATGTATTGTGAGGGGAACAGATGAACTACCAAACATCGGAGAAGTGCTCAAGCACTACGGAGCAATCCTTAACCGATCGTCTGGCTCAGGTAGTGTCAAATGCCCCTTTCATGACGACAGGCACGCAAGTGCTGGAGTGGACTTTCGACGTAACTTATTCAACTGCTTCACCTGCGGGGTCGGTGGTAACTCGTTACAAATTATCGCACACCAAGAGGGGATAACAGTCAATGAAGCAAGGACATTCGCAGAGAGAATTACTGGGGAGAGCCACAGCCAAGTACGCGGCGAGCATAGATATGGCAGCGGACTACCTTCGAAGTCGAGGAATAACAAAGGAAGTAGCCTTATCGGCTCAGTTAGGCGTAGTCGAGCATCCTGAGGTAGGCCATGAGGCCTTCCAAGGACGATTGGCTATCCCTTATATCACCAAGACTGGTGTCGTGGACATTCGTTTCCGTTCACTGAACCCAGCCGTTGAGCCTAAGTACATGGGCATGACTGGTGCGGTTACCAAATTGTATAACGTTAAGGATATTGATCGCGCAGGCGATTGGATTGGGTTGTGCGAAGGTGAACTGGATACTATTACTCTCTCTAAGTCTGTGGGTATTCCGTGCGTGGGTGTACCAGGTGCTAATTCCTGGAAGCCACACTACACCAGACTCCTCCAAGACTTCGAACGAGTCTTCATCTTCGCAGACGGAGACCAGCCTGGACTTGAATTCGCTAAGGGCTTATCGAAAGATCTTCCCGTCACCATCGTGGGACTACCCGACGGAGAAGATGTAAATAGTTGTTATGTAAAGTATGGAAAAGAATATCTATTAGAGAAAGCAGGACTCAATGACTAAGTACGAAGACTTGCCTAGCGCCCTAGGTGCTTCTGTTGGGCAGGCAACTGTTAAGCGATGCGACTATTGTGGCGAAATTTTTTCCACAATTTTTGATGAGGCAGATCATATGCTCGAAGAGGGCGAAGAGACCTTCGACCCATACTACCCACTTAGCGATGGCTCTGCCATCCGCCTAGGTAATCTATTGCGCACCTTCTACGACAACGCAGGAGATGCAGAAGCCGTCCGTGAACTATCAGAAGAGATCTACTCTGTTCTTCTGCTAGCGGAATTCAAGCCTGACACACTAGATCACGAATTGGATTTGATGCTCAATGACTAAGACGTTTGAGGAGGAAGTGCATGAAGTGTTCACAGAACTCGAAGAGTTGTTGTTGCAGAAACACCACGACTACGGCCCAAAGAACATATCGCTTAGCCCGGGGGGTCCACTTAACGGACTACGCGTACGCATGTGGGACAAATTCGCTCGTATTAACAATCTCATCGACAAGCAGGCTGAGGCGAAAAACGAGCCGTTGGCAGACTCGTTTAAGGATATGGCCAACTACTCAATCATCGCGCTCTTAGTCGAGCGAGGGGTGTGGCCAAGTGACTAGACCTAAGTCAGTCAAGATCTTCGGACAGAGATACAAGGTCAGATATGACCTGCAAGATGATGATGTCGAAGGTGTGAACATGGGTCTTACAGACCAGTGGAGCAACACCATCAGACTTCAATCAAGTCTCCAAGAAGATAAATTGGCTCGCGTGTTCATGCACGAAGTGACACACGCAATCTTAAATGAAACAACGCTGGCTCTTAGAAAACGCTTTGACGTGGAAGAGGTCTGCGACATAGTTGGATTCCACGTTATAGATGTACTCAAGTTAAACCCAGACATAGTTGAGTGGTTACTCAAGGAGGTTGAAGAATAATGCCAAAGACACCAGCATGGCAACGCAAGGAAGGCCAGAACCCTAAGGGTGGCCTCAATGAAAAGGGACGGGCTTCCGCTAAGGCGGAGGGTCATAACCTCAAAGCACCAGTAAAGTCGGGCGACAACCCCCGTAGAGCCTCATTTTTGGCACGTATGGGTAACGCTCCTGGACCTGAACATAAGCCTAATGGCGAGCCTACTCGCCTCCTTCTATCCCTACAGGCTTGGGGTGCATCATCTAAGGCAGACGCCAAGAAGAAGGCTGCTGCTATCTCGAAGAGAAACAAAGGTAGCAAGTAATGGCAGAGAAAGTATACGGCCCCTACAAGGGCTCCAAGGCTAACGGTGGTAGACCAATTGTTGTTATCAAAAAGAAAGTGGACGGCAAGACTGTCACTACTTCTGAAAATGCTGCTCGTGCTCTTTATGAGAAGAAGACTGGCAAGAAACTACCAAAGAACGTCGACGTCGACCATAAGGATAATAAAGGCCGTGTCGGCGGTAAGGCGCATGACAAGATGAGCAACCTAGATCCTCTATCACACGGTAAGAACGTGGCCAAGGAGAACAAAGTGCGAGGTAAGAAGAAGTGAAAGTAATTGTCGCTATCAGCGACATGCAAGTACCTTATCATGATAAGCGTGCCGTCAAGAATCTCATCAACTTCGTCAAGTCTTACAAGCCTAGCGAAGTAGTCACCGTAGGTGACGAGATGGATATGCAGACTATCTCACGCTGGTCGCAAGGTACACGCCTTGAGCATGAGGGTTCGATCGGCAAGGACAGAGATGAGACTTGCCGTATCTTAGAAGACCTACGGGTTACCCATATGGCTCGCTCCAATCACACAGATCGATTGCTCAATACAGTATCCATGCGAGCCCCTGGGCTCTTTGGATTACCTGAACTAAACATCCAGAATTTTTTTCGTATGAAAGAGTTGGGAATCAAATATCATGAAGACCCTTACGAACTCGCGCCTGATTGGCTCCTTATGCACGGTGACGAAGGCAGCGCTTCTTCAACTGCTGGTCTCACTGCACTTAATCTTGCTAAGCGCGCTAATATGTCTGTCATTTGTGGTCACACTCATAGACAAGGTGTTGTCCCTTATAGTCAGAGTCACGGCGCTGGTACTACTCGTACCATCTATGGCTTTGAAACTGGCAATCTCATGGATTACTCTAAGGCTAAGTACATTAAAGGTGGGCTCTTCAACTGGCAACAAGGCTTCGGAGTCCTCTACGTTGACGGTCAAAAAGTAACACCAGTCGCCGTACCTATCCAGAAGGATGGCTCATTCATCTTTGCGGGGTACAAGTGGGGCTAGACTGGGAACGCATTGAACCGTGGGACTACATTGTCAATAATGTATCGGCAGAGTACCACAAGCATTACCCAATGTGTGATTTAGAAGACATCAAGCAACATCTTTACGAATGGTTCCTCACTCATCCTAAGAAATTAGATGAGTGGGAAGCCATCGGTAAGCGTGATGCAAAGAATCTCATCTACCGATCATTGCGCAATCATGCACTGGACTATTGCCAGTATTGGAAAGCGCGAGCATTAGGTTATGAAGTAGAAGATCTATTCTTTTACACCCCTGAGATGGTTGAGGCATTGCTCCCAGCAGTCCTACTGGACTCACGAGAAGTGCTACCACAACTCAATCTCGGTACTACAGGCAAGAGCGGGTTGGTCAGCGAAAGTGGAAATGCGTTGGTCATGCTTGCAGAAATCGCTAAAGTTTGTGTTGGACTTTCCGAAGAAGATCAACAAGCACTCCACCTCCGCTTTGCTCTCGGCTATGAATACCCTGAGATCGTCAAGGTACTAGAACTTAATACAGAAGACGCGGCTCGCCAGCGAGTGCGTCGTGCGGTCAAGAGAATCATTAACAAGTTGGGTGGCTATAAGCCATACGACGATAGTGAAGATTCCCCTTCGGAAGAGACCGCAACAGAAACTCCCGAAGAGGAAACCATTACCGAACTGGTATAGAAGATAGGCGTACGGGATACCGTACGCTTACTTCTTTTGCTTCTCTAGTAGTTGCTCTAGAAAGTCCAGCGCGTCGTCGTATTCATCTTGGCTCAGCCCAGCCTCAAGTAGTTCTTCCTTGAGATCTTGTGCATCTTTTACTAATCGTGCTATGTCCATATTAACCTCCTGTTGAGTAGAAGCCTGACCCGTTGAACTTAAGGCCAGGTACTGAGTATACCTGAACCATAGTCTTATTGCAAGTCACACACATAGGGCTACTAGACTCAGCATGAATAGACCGCTCAATAGTTTGAACACTGTTGCACCCCTCACATTTGTAATCGTATTGTGGCATTAGTAACCTCCTAAGCAATCGTTAGAGTGAGTGTGGAAAGAATACTGAACTATATACTCACCCTTAGTAGGCGCGAACAACTCAGTGCCACAAGCACCACATTTGCCGAACCACTCTCTAGCGTAATAGTCATACGTCATATACCAACTCCATCATCTTGAACTCAGTATATCCGACAGACCCACGAGTGTAGTCGGATTTTTTCTTACCAGTTTTAGACAGCCTCTCGGCTGGCAACATACCACCCCAGATACCATAGTTGATATTCTCGGGAAGCATCCCCAACTCGCCACAGGCGATCATGGCAGGACACTCAAAACAAGCGTCAATGGCTGACTTTACATCATTTTTCAGCCGAGTGAGTTCAGATTTTTTCACCACCCCTGCGGGCAAGGTCGTAAACCATTGCTCTGGGTTGTGCTCGCATGGTGCTTTCATCTATCCTCCTTTGTTGTGCTTGTTCCATTAAGTTGGCATATCTATCTAGGCTTCTAACTATCTGCTTAGAAAGCCTAGAGGCGTCGTCTTTGTTATATCCGTAGTACCAGAGTTTATCATAGACCTTATCGACTCTACTCTTCACCCTTGAACTCCAGATTCGTATCGACTAGGAATGGTTCTGCGGAATATGGGTCGCCAACAATCTCGAATGCTTGATCGAGAGAGTCTGCTTCTATTTCGTAGACTTCAGTCTTGCTGAATGTGTAAATCATCTTGCCCCCTTTCGTGTGCTTGTTGTAACCATTGTTCAACTAGATATCTTGTGCGCTCGCTCCAAGGATCTCGCATTGTGTGCGGATTCTCGCGCTTGTCTACTATATCTTTAATCAGTTCCATACGGTATACCTTACCCCCTCACGTGTAAGAAATTCCAAGAGCCACTCATTGCTATTCTGTAGTTCTCTTCGCTCATTGTCATAACAGAGACTCTGTTAAACAACGCCATTTGGTAGTCGCGCAGCACTTGTCGATCATCGCCAGAGTCTGATAGGTATCGCCAGAATATGCGCATTCCGGGCTCAGTGAAGTATACAACTCGATTAGCCATTATTCGAATATCGTCTGGCTCGTTGCGCACGGCGTGATACTGACCCCACGCTAAGTCGTGGAAAGAACCAGACTCTCGTTGCTTAACCACATCTTTGAGTAACTCTACCATCATTCATCCTCATCGCTCTCGCAGTAATAGCCATAACCGTGATCGCAACCACAGTTAACTAGGCGTTCGCTACAGCAATCACACCATGAGCATACATCACAATCACAGTCATGATCGCAGTAAGCACTACAATCGTGATCGTCGTCGTTGTAGTCGTCATTGTCAGCCCAGCGTGCTACAACATCTTTTAGTAATTCTATCCTAGCCATCAGTACCACCCTTTCCGTTGCCAATGACCCCACGCGGCGCATGGAGTGCCGTACCTGTAGTAAATATACACCAAGCCACGATCTATCTGGCTGGCTGGTGCAGTCTTAGGACTCATGCCTAATACTTGTGGGATACCGCCAGCCCGCATACCCATGCTACGCACGAGATTATATGCCGACGGATCCCAACCTGACTCCTTGCCCCACAAGTTAGCAAGACAGGTGAATTGCCTCCCCGCAAATTCCTCCATCTTGTCCCTTGCGTAGGCAAGGCTATCAGTCTTAGTCCATACGCGTACAGAAGTTTGTGTTGGCGCCTGTGCGAGGTTAGCCCCGACAGACACCGCTACGACGGCGACTGATGCAATACCTGCTAGTGCTCTGCGTTTATTCATTGTTATCACTCCAAGGTAATGCACCCGCCATGCGTTCATATGAGTCAGCGAGTTGATCGTTGCCGAATCTACGAGCGAGATCAGCACGGGCAAGGTAGTACTTACGCTTGCCAGGCTCTAGGTATGTGTGCTCTGTTTCTTGCAACTGTTTACCGCAGTCTTCACACTTCATTGTATAACTCCTGTCTGTATGGTATACCGTACACTTGCTAGATAAGGGCTGACCTATCTACAAGCCAGCCCCTATCGTCTAGCCTTACGCTGAGTAGGCTACTTCTGTATAACCTGCAAGGCGTTCGGGCTTGGTGATCTTACCCGATTGCAGGTGCTTGTAGTTGCCACTCGGCAGTAGTACCCAAGTGGATGAGTTCTTGAACCGATCGTTGCCCTTGATAGCCTTGAGGATAGTTACCCCAGTGCCATCGAGTTCTTCGCCGATTGTTTCCAGTGCGTCGTAAGCCTCCGCCAGTGCAGCGTCGATTACATCGCGGGCTGTGATTGTTGCCATAGGCCGTGCTCCTTATTGGTTAGTTGGTTGGTATTACTTACTACCCTGATGAGAATCAGAGTAATCCTTCATGTTGTAGCAGAGGCAGTAGCCCTGCGAATCACCACAGTCAAAACATAGCGAGCAGTTAGGACAGTAGTTCTCTTCGATTATCGCTAAGTCTAGCAGAGCCCAACAGTTAGGGCAACTGTCGAGTTCCTCTGTAACTTCGTCGCTGAATAATTGGTAGAGGTTATCGTCAGTAGGCGAAGTCCTCATAGGTAGTTCTTTTGGGGCAAGCACCACCCCCTCAACAGGCTCGTAGGTTCTAGTTACATTGTTCCACTTGTGCGTGTTGTAGAACTCTGAGTCATAGCCCCGAGCGTAGTAATTGGGGTAGGTCTTGACGGGTGCAGGTCGATGGTAGGTATTAGACCACCACACGCCATGCTCATCCCACTCGCCAGCCTTCTCGTTGAGAATATACAGATTGTATTTAGCGGCTGGGTCGGTAGTCATAACCACGATCTTGCTACCCGTAGCCCACTTCTCAAGGATGTGGAATACCTGCGGGTTGTCGAGCGCGGCTACGCCACCCATAGCAGGTAACACTTCCTCAGCGAACAGTCGCGTGTCTGAGCGACGATCGCTATCTTCCATAGGCAGTGAAAGCATACCGTTGTGTGCTAGGTAAGTACGACTGTCGCCACCGACTTGGAACGGATGGCAGTTGAGTTCGTTCTTGACACCTTGCGTAGCAATACGGCAGTGCCACATGGCATACGCAGATGGGTACTCGGCGCGTAGTTCTAAGAAGCGTTTGATTGACTTCTTGGCACTCATGGTGCGCTCGGAGATGATGCCGTCTGGCGTCATGATGGCGAAGCCGAACCCGTCAGGGTTACGGCAAGCACCTTGCAACAATTCTTCTTCGCTCGGCGTTGAGTTAGCGTCGCATACAACTAATAAGCACATGCTGTTGCCCCTTTCTAGGCGTCGATCTTGCTATGTTCGAGTTCGGTTAGTACGAGTTCTGGTACTTCTGGTAGTCGCTGGATGAGTTCGTCATAGATGTACGGTATACCGTTTACATAGTCGACGAACGCTTGCCAGTCATACCAGTCAGCCATGTTCTCGTCGAGATAACGAGTGTAGTTGACCATAGCGTGTGCTAAGCCGAGGCTAGCCTTGACGCCGTTGGTATTGGTCGTGCCACGCATGAAGCGTAACTCTAGTGTGTCGCGTTTGAGCGTGTTGACGGCAGTGTATTTCTCACCACCGCGCAGATCACCATCACGGTCAGACTTGCCTTCGAGTGTGAAGATCGGCTTGTCGAATTCGTCGAAGCCCCACACATCATTGAACCGTGCGTAACTGGACTTGCGACCGCCGAACTTCATCATCATGTCTGAGTTGCGATAGATGAACTCGATGAACCTGTGGGTATGACGACCGTTGGCGAACGCCTTGCGAGAAATGTGGATATGCAAGCCACAAGTACCAGAGTCCCACGATCTAGCACCGTACTTCTTGCGTAGTGTCTCGATGGTATCCCATAGCACCGTGTTATCACGGTAAGCCTGATAGGTATGAGGCTGGGTTACGATCTCGAAGCCACCACCGATAGAGCCATCGTTCTTGAGTTGAGCGATCTCTACATCTTGCAACTGGTGTAAGGCATACCGTGCAGCCTCAGTCAGATTGCTATTGGAGATCTGAGTCTCTAACTCAAAGCCCATGAACAACTCGCCATCGTCAGTGCCATGAAATACGAGCGTAGGCTCGCAACTATAGACATGGATGGGTTGATCGTCATGACCAGCACCGCAACGGCAACGCTGGAGATTACCGTTTTCATCACGATTGCAAGCGGTACAGAATCGCTCATGTATGAAGTTGGGCGTACCGCATGAGCAGAATCGCACATAGTCCATATAGCAATCATTGAAGTAGCAATAGATACTACGGCTACCGCCTGATCGTACAGTGATGAGATTTTGCTCGGCGGAATCATCATCGCTACTGTATCGAGTGTTGCACTCGTTGCATTGGCGAGTGTAACTAGCGGTGCAATCTCTGCACCAGCGTTGGTTGATCGTATCGCCTTGTGAACCGACTCGCACCTTGAAGCGAGAGCCGACTTCGATTACTTCGTCGCACCTGCCACAGTGGACTTCTGTTGTTGGCATTGTCGTTCCTTTCCTAGTAGATAGTGACTGTACGGAATACCGTACGGTCTAGGGTCAATATTCAATTATGGGATAATACTAGCAGGTAATGAACCTTAAGTCAAGCCGATAGCACAATGTCGATAATCTCTTTGAGCATTTCATCATGAGTCATACCGCCACGATGCAATACCGCATGGATACGCTCGATATACGAGTAGGAACTCTTTGGGTCATCCATAACACTGTATTCAGTCTCCATTGTTACCCCCTTCCCCATACTATATCACAGACATAGCCATCAGCAGTCTGTCGGCAGTTAGCCTCATGGGTATTCATGCGTAGGAATATAGCCAGCCCTACGACAGCGATCGCCAGTACGGTATACCATACGGCACGGAAGTTTGTGTTGGCGCGGCTCACTTTGCCACCGCCATGACTGGTGCTTCGGGTGTGCCGAAGTCGTCAGCGTTGATAGTGCGAAGATCTATATGCCAGCGCACCATAATGTAGGCGTTGCGAACTGTACGGTATACCTTACGCATGATTACTTCCAATCCGCTACTAGGGAGAGATGCTCAGCGCGACGCTTGGCACTCTCGGCTTCTCTGATCTTGCGCTTGGATTCTAGGTCAGCGCGTACTTCGTCATACTCGTCGAACCACTGTTCGAGTTCGAATATGGCTACATCTAGGTCACGAATCACGGGGCGTTGCAAGCCCTGTAATACGGTCAATTCGCGTTTCTTACCTGCGGGGTGTCGCTTCATGGAAGCGGCTCGCCCTGAGTCTGTATCACTGAGTCTTGCTCCTGCTGTACCGATACCGCGTGGTGTGCGTACTACCTTCGCTGGTGTGATTACGATACTCACTTTGTTTGCTCCGTTATCTGTACGGTATCCCGTACGGTTCTTGGCTTGGGCTAGTCCTTCGCCAGTACCTCAAGTATAGCCGAAGTCAGTCCATTAAGTCAAGCCAGCAAGACTATTCGTACGGTATCCCGTACATCAGCCATAATCAGTAATCATCAGCCATCATGAATCGTTTGTGTTGGAAAAATTGCCGAACTATTCCGACAAGTGGTTTGTGTTGGCGGGGCTTTGCACCGGTCGAGCTCAGGACATGAGGGCAAAAAAATAACCCCGCCTTTCGGCGGGGCTATCTGATCGGGCTAGGTTAGGCGGTAACGCTTTCCATTTTGGAGATCAACTTAGCAGTGGCGGTGATCTGCTTTGCGAAGGTAATGCGCTCCTCTGGGGTCATGCTCTCAGCCATTGAGAGGAGAAGATCGCCGATATTCTGAGGGTCAGCCTCAACAACCTCACCAGCGAATCCCTCTGACTTCTCGCTGGCGGTCTTGCCAGCCTTGCGAGAGGTCTTTGGAATTGCAGAAGTGAACTCCTCAAGGCTCGCGCTCGATTCGACTAGAGAGCGTGCTCCCTCAGCCTTGAGAGTTTCGTCAGCGCGGTACGCGAGAGAGATCGCCTTCGAGAAGGGGAGAATCTCAGAGACAGAGAACTTATCTTGAATCGCGCTGAGAGTTGCGAAGTGCTGGGCTTTGGTAGGGGTGAGGTCTGGAAGGTTGAGCCCGCTTTCCTTCTGGGCTTGCTTGATCGAATCCTTCACAATGCGCACAGAGAAGTCTTTGGCGAGATAGAAGAACTCCCACGAGGAGGAGTTGCGATTGGTAGCGAGATCAACATAGGCATTAACGAGAATTGCACTTACTTCGGTCTGAGTTGCGGTCTTTGCTGACATGGTCTGATCCTTTCGAGATCGGTAGGTGTGAACTTATGTCCACCCCCTCAGCGTACACGATTCGGGGAGATTCTCAACTTGTACGGTATCCCGTACGGTGAACAGAAGATGAATTAAAATCCACAGGGTTATGCACATTGTGGATAACTTCTGTGGATAAGTCTAGCACTCTCTGGGTCTAAGTGCTAACCCTCTCGCGCTTGATCTCCCCGCGCTTTGGTCTGCTCGATCTCCTCTCCTCTCTGGGTCTGCTCGGTCTGATCTCTCTCGAATATCCCCCCCCATAGATGTCCTTTTGATAGTCGCTCGAATAAATGAAAGACACCCCAGATTCACCGCCGATTCCGGCGGAATATCGCCAGAATAATTGAAGATTCAATGATTGAAAGTTCAATAGTTGAGGATTCAACTACTTTTGACCCGAGGGGTTTTAATTATGAGTTGGTGAATGAGTGAGTATCTATCAAAATAATTTCTATAAATATAGACCCCCCTATAATATATATCAAAATAGGACATACTATACCATAATCTATATGATTTACATCACATTCTAATAATTCATCAAAATAAAAGTCGGTTTTATATCAAATATACAGGTTATCTTATATGTATATATAAATTAATTATTGAACGCAAAGCGTTCCGTTTGAACTACACGCTTTGCTATAATATATATCTAATTGATATATTAAATATATACATATAAACCCCCGTCTGTCCAAAAACAGAACCCCAACCTTTTACCCAAAACCAGCCCCTAAAGTGAGGTATCCAGTGGCGTCCACATCCAGCCATAAATATACCGTCGCCCAGGGCGCCAAACGGTCATCCAAAGAAGCCAAGCAGATCATCATTGATCTCATCCAAGCAGGAGAAACCGTAGAGTCAGCCTGTAAGGCAGCAGGTAAGTCGGTCAAGTCCTATGAGTACTACCGCTCTACCGACCCTCAATTTAAAGAGGCTATCGATTTAGTCCGAGATATTCAAAAGAGAGACGGCGTGCCTCTAGGCGAGGACGCCAATATTACCTTTGAGGAATTTCGTACCAAGTACCTCATGTCTCAAACCTTTGCCCACCAGTTAAACATCACTGATCTTCTGGATGGCAAGGAACCTCGGTGGATTCACCCCAATATGACCTATGAGCCAGGCGAACCCCAGTACGTTCTAGTAAACGTGCCACCTGACCACGCCAAGTCCATGACCGTCTCAATCGACTATGTGACCTATCGCGTCTGTACCGATCCCAATATTCGTATTAAGATCGTATCCAAGACCCAGACCATGGCATCTGAATTTCTTTACGCTGTCAAGCAGCGACTTACTAACCCAACCTGGGCAGAACTCCAGCGGCGTTTCGCTCCTGTCGAGGGATGGAAAGCCACGGCCGATAAGTGGACATCCACAGAAATCTACCTAGCCCGTAACTCAGCCGAAAAGGATCCTACGATCCAGGCCTTGGGTATTGGTGGTCACATCTACGGTGCTCGTTCTGATCTTATTATTCTTGACGACTGCGTCGTCTTGTCTAACGCTAATGAGTACGAGAAGCATCTTCGCTGGATTCAGCAGGACTGTGTGACCCGTCTAGGTCCATTCTCCAAGTTGCTCGTTGTAGGAACCCGTGTGGATCCTATTGATCTTTATAAAGTCCTACGCGACCCAACCCGTTACCCAGAGGGTGAGTCACCTTGGACATATCTGGCTATGCCAGCCATCTTGGAGTCCGCTGAGGATCCTGAGGATTGGGTTACCCTATGGCCTAAGTCTGACCGACCATGGCTTAAGGATCCAACCCCTGCCGATGAGAACGGCCTCTTCCCTCGTTGGGACGGCCCGCATCTTAAGAAACGTCGTGCAATCCTAGATCCACGTACGTGGGCAATGGTTTACCAACAGCAGGATGTATCCTCAGATGCAGTCTTTAACCGCGAAGCGGTTCAGGGATCTATCTCAGGCATGCGCGCCCCAGGCCCGCTACTTGCTGATGCGCCAGGTCACCCACACCTTACGCGCCCACCGTACATTATTTGCTCTATGGACCCAGCCATGTCTGGTGATACTTTCAGTATTGCCTACGCTGGTGACACGGAGAGCAAGAAGCGCTTTGTCTTAGAAGCATCTAAGATGACCGCGCCAACCCCAGCCAAGATCCGCGAGTTAATCCGCGAGTGGACGTTTAAGTACAATCCTAAAGTCTGGGTAATTGAAAAAAATGCGTTTCAGTTGTTCCTTACTCAGGACGAAGAGATTAACGCTTTTCTTGCCAGCCGAGGCATCAGGTTAGTTCATCACTATACAGGTGCTAATAAGATGGATGGCGAGTATGGCGTGGCATCAATGGCCGGCCTCTTTGGCCACGTTGATGAACGCGGTCAACATATGGGAGATAATCTCATTGACCTACCTAGAACTTCTGATGAATCAATGAAGGCTCTAGTTGAGCAGTTGGTTACCTGGTCTCCAGGAACTAAAAACAAGCAAGACGGTCCCATGGCCTTGTGGTTTGCTGAGACGCAGATGCGCCAGTTTATCAACCAAATGGGAGCCTACCAAGATACTTGGATTAAGAACCCATATGCCACTCGTGGCGATCTAGCCAAGCGTCAGGTTATTCAACTGGACGATTGGGAACAAATGAAGCAACGAGTTGCTGCTAACGGAGGATATCTATAATGGCTTTAACCATTGATGAGGTGAGTGAGAAGGTTCGTAAGATCCGTACTCACAACCACCGTCGTGATGCCCGTTGGCAGGATCTTATGTCAATCCGTCAGGGTGACATCCAGAACGTATTTCCACAATTGTTTTCCGATGACTATCCGAAGCCTATGGTTTCGAACTTCATCGATGTGGCAGCGCGGGACATTGCAGAAGTCATAGCCCCACTGCCAACCTTTTCCTGCATGACCAACAATGTCAACAACGATCGCGCCCGCAAAGCCGCTGATAAGCGCACCATGATCGCTGCTGGCTACCGTGATGCTTGCAATCTGCAGACCAAGATGTACTCTGGCGCAGATTACTACATCACATTTGGCATGCTGCCATTCATCATCGAACCAGATGAAGAGGGTAAGCGCCCAATGATCCGTATTGAGTCACCTCTTGGGGCATACCCAGAGTTTGACAGATTCGGCAAGTTGATCTCCTATACCAAGCGCTACTTCAAAACTGTGCGTGATTTAATCAACCAGTTCCCTGAGCATGAGGCTCTTATTCGTAATAAGTACGAAAAGCGCACCTCAGAGCGTCAGTTGGAGATGTACCGCTACCAGGATAAGGATCAAACCTTCCTATTCTTGCCTGAGCGCAACAACCTTGTGCTAGTTCATGCCATGAATTTCATGGATGAGATCCCAGTTGTTATTGCTGTACGCCCTGGCGTAGACGATGAAACCCAGCGTGGTCAGTTCGATGACATCATGTGGGTACAGGTTGCCCGTGGTCGCTTTGCAAACCTCACCCTTGAGGCAGCGCAAAAGTCCGTTCAAGCACCATTTGCTTTGCCTAACGACGTTAATACTGTAGAGATTGGCCCAGATGCGACTATCCGCTCAGCCAACCCAGAGAAAATTCGTCGTGTAGAACTTAATATTCCTAACGGAATCTTCCAAGAGGGTCAAGAACTTGACCACGAACTTATGGTTGGATCCCGTTATCCACAGGGTCGCTTAGGTCAGCAGTCAGGATCTATCGTAACTGGCAAGGGCGTTCAATCTTTGATGGGTGGATTTGATACCCAGATCAAGACAGCACAGGCCGTACTAGCAGATACCTTCCGTAAGGTCATGTACATCTGCTTTAAGATGGATGAAACTTACTGGCCAAATGTATCAAAGGAAGTTCGCGGCATCAATGCTGGCGCTCCTTATGAAATTACCTATACCGCTAAGAAGGATATCAATGGTGACTACCACTGTGACGTTACTTACGGTCTTATGGCTGGGCTTGATCCCAATCGTGCACTCGTATTTGGTCTCCAAGCACGAGGAGATAAACTCATCTCAAGAGATTTCCTACAGCGAAACCTCCCTTGGGAATTAAATATTACCGAGGAAACTCAACAGATTCAGGTAGAAGAGTTGCGTGATGCAACAGTAGCAATGCTAGGCGCACTAGCAGGCGCTCTTCCACAGATGGTAATGCAGGGTCAAGACCCTTCAAAGATTCTTTCTTCTATGGCTCAAGTTATTAAAGGCCGTCAAGAAGGTAAAGAAATTGAAGAATTGGTACAGGAGGCGTTTGCGCCAGAACCTGCACCGCAAGGTCCCCCTGGTGTTGAGCCACAACCTGGGCAGACGCCTCAAGGCGCGCCAGGACCCACATCTGCTCCACCAGGGGCCTCTTCTGGGCAACCACCAGCAATGGAACAATTATTAGCAGGGATGAACCAATCGGGAAATCCACGGCTAAGCGCTGGCATCAGTCGGCAAACTCGAGTATAAAACAACCTATAGGAGATACAATGGCATACGGAACTAACGTACCAAAGCCAAAGAATCAGGGCGGTCACGGATCAGCCCCAACTCAGCCAACAGCAATGCAGGCTAAGAAGGGCGCTTCAGATCCAATGCCATCAAAGATTCTTTACAACGCTAGCCCAAAGGGCTTCGGCGGATCTAAGAAAGCGTAATTAAGAGAAAGGGAAACTGATGCCATCTGGCGGATATCGAGAACCAAGTGAACCCGCAGTGCAGTCAGGCCCCGGTCCTCTGTCGCAACGTGTTGACGGCGGCCCTGCTTCTAAGCAGACCGCCCGATACATTGCTGGCGGAGATTATGGAGATGCTGGGCTACTGCCAATTCAACAAGCGGCTCCAATGTCAGCAACACCAACACCAGCACCACAACCAATGCAGAGCAATCCGCAGCAAATGCAATCGCCTGCAGACCAAGTAATTCCACTTACCGCACCAACTATGCGCCCTAACGAACCAGTTACAGCAGGCGCAGCAGCAGGACCTGGCCCAGGGCCAGAAGCGCTTCGTATCCCAATGCAAGGAATGCAACAGGGTGGAGCGACAGGCGCAGCAGCCGTTCAAACTTTAGCAGCACGACCAGACGCTTCTCCACAACTTAAACAACTTGCTTCTCAACTAGGGGGTTAATCTATGGCTACGGCCAACCAGTTACCTCCTCAGCCAGGAGTTCAGCCTCCTGCACAGGCAGCAGTTAATACAGCCAACAACATTGTTGAACAACATCCTTGGATGGCAACACAGGCTCCTGAGATTACTTCAGATCTAATCAGTGGTAATGCTGACCCAGCAACGGTTGATGCTTTAGACCATACTAGCCGCGCAAATGCTGTTGGTAATGCAATTGTACAACATCAGAATCTTTATAACACGCACTCAATTTGGGCTGATGCCCTTGGTGGCGTAGCCAATCTTGCTACAAATGTTATTCACGGTATCGGTCACATTGTACCAGGATTTAGCACTGTTGCAAGTTGGGCTAATAAGCCATTGCAAGAGATGCAAAAAGACTTTAAGTTTATTGGCGCTATTTACAAAGACCGTGGACTAGGCGAAGGCCTATTAGCCACAGCAGGTGTAGTAGCAGGCGGAGTCCTTGGATCAGCAATTGGTCCAGAAGGTACCGCCTTTGGTGCTACTCTTGGTGCAGATCTTGCAGGTATGACAGAACGCCAAGTACTTGGTCGCGTTATTCCTGACTGGAAGAAGCCTTTCACTCAGTCAAGCGATCCTACTTTTATTATGAACCCAGGTCAAGTAGTGGCCGATGTTCTATCTAAGGTTCCTGGACTCAAGTCTTTATCTGACACTCAGCATGGCTGGGGACAGACTGTATCTGGCTTAACAGATATGGGATTTGACTTTACAGTAGACCCTGTTGTTGGCGTAGGCAAACTAGCCTCAGCCCTCAAGCGTGGAGAATTCCTCAAAGGCGTTGCTACCGCAGATGGCAAGCAAGTTGGCGTTGTTGTTAACTCTAAACTAGCCAACGTTTCTGACGCTTTTACTAACTTTATCTTCAAAAACTCTGGCGTTCAGTACAGTTCTGAAGGCGTTCAGATGGTGCTTGAGCAGGGCAAAGGCATTGCAAATGCTGGCCTTCTTGGCAAACTAGGTAACACATTTAACCCATTTACTGCAACGGCTAGAAACTTTTATCGCGCTGCTCAGACTATTGCCGATGAAACTAACCCTGTTGCTATCCAGGCATTGTTTCCTGGCTCAGATTTTTCTTTCTCAGTTGCAAAGAAACTTGCTAAAGCAAACACACCTGAAAAGGTTGCTAGCGTAATTGGTGACTCTCTTTACCTTCGTGAGATGAATTCTAAGGGTGATCTAGCAGGTATGGCTAACCGCCTTGTATTGCCTACTCAGACCCTTGCTCGCTCTTGGTATGGCAAAGGAATTGACAACCTTTTACAGAAGGCAGGCGATCCTACGCTTGACCAGACAAAGAACCTTATTGTACCTAAAAAGGTTGCTGTCAAAGACGAGAATGGCAACTTCCTTGATGTCAATGGTGGCATTACAAAGGATACTGGCGCAGAGCAAGCATATATGCGCATGCCAGGTGGCCTATATAGCAAGGAAGCGGATGGTACTTATAGTGCCTGGAACGCTCTTGCTGGTAAGGTAAGAACCTTTACAGGTTACCGCGCACTTAATCTTAATCGTACTTTGATGGAGCAATCTGCCAAAGTGCTTGATATTGATAGCCCTGATTTGGGCGTAACTATCTATAACATGGCACGTTATGCTATGGGGCGCGATGCTGCCCTAGAAGCAGCCGCTAATGTCATGAAATACGCAAAGACTAATGATGCTGCATTTAATACTGCCTACGGTAACCTTGTCAAAGAAGTTGCTAAGGCTGCTGGTGTAAGCGAAGATGCCAACGTAGTCCGTAACGTCATGTCACAAGCACAGCGAGCGCACGTTGCAGGTCACAATGAACTTAAGGCATACGGCCAAACAGTTGGCGGTAACGTAACTCCAGCCACTGAGATGGTTGACAAAATTGATTCCAAGGGAAATGTTATCCCACAGGATCCAGCAATGGTTGCACTCCACGAGAAGCAAATTGGTGGAGCAGGAATTATCGACTTTAAGCAACTACGCCAAGCAGTCAAAGAGGCTAACGCTTATAACCGCATTTACTCCAAGGCTGACGATTTCTTTACTTGGTACACAGAGCGAGCATTCGCCCCTCTTACTCTTTTCACAACAGGTTTTGGTATCCGTGTCGCGGCTGGTGAAGCCATGCACGAAGTCATGCGTAATGGCCTAGGCAACTACCTCAAGAACATTGTTGCTGCTAACGCACGCCGTTATGACAAAGACCTTATGACCAGTCCAGATATGGTCGCTGCTGTTATCAAGCACCGTGCTAACGCTGTTGCTGATGGCGCTACTGCTGAAGATCTTAAAGCCCTTTCTGAGGGTGGCAAAGGCATTGTCAAAGAAAACGAGATGACAAAGTACCTCAGCGACAAAGAAGGTCTTTGGGATAAGTTGGGCTTGCCACGTCCTATTGGCTATGTCTCTCGCAAAATGGCTCCATATGTTGCTGCTGATAAGTTAGATGTTATTAACCGTTACCAACAGATGAGTGGTGTTATTCTCCCATCATCTATGACTGCAACTCACCTTGCTAAACTTAGCACTGCCGCAGAGGATGAGGTTAATACCCTTGCTCAACTTATGCGCAAGCCTGTTAAGGCTGGTCAAGACCCTCTTGCTTTGTTTGATTACACTCATCCACAGTACCATGGTCACTGGGCGGTAAACCTCAATAACTGGGCAGATAGCGTATTCGGCAAGGACATTGCTGCAGACTACATGCGTCTTAATCAGAACAGTCGTTTTGCCAAGATGTCCATGGATGCAAAGTGGTTGAAAGTTCAACAACTTCATGAGCAGCGTCTTATTGACATGCCTAAGCGTTATGAAGATCTTAAGAACCGCATGATAGGACTTAACTCTGGCAAGCCGGCATCGTTTGCCGCTAACCAAGTACAATCTGTACGTGGTCTTGTAGAGGGTGCTGATGGCACAACTCACACAGATCTTATCCAGAATATTGCAGATGGCAAGCATATTACTGCAGACGTACTGCGCGAAAAGCCTATCGATCAGAGCATTACAAAGATCATTGGCCGTGTACGCCCAGATACAACTAACATGTTTAACAAGATTATTGAAGCAGGTCACCGTAACGTCATTGGACCAATCATTGACCACATCTCGCGTGAGCCTATCTTTAACCATTACTTGTATGAAAACTATCGCGCATATAAGCCAGCCCTTGATGCTGGCCTGCTAAGCGAGGACGAGGCTCTACGCTTATCTGGGCAAGCAGCAGTAGCCAACATTATTCCGTTGGTTCACAACCCTGCACTTCGTTCGCAGATCGCTATGCTTCACCGTAACTTTGCACCGTTCTACTTTGCACAGGAACAGGCAATGAAGCGTGCTGGTCGTTTGGTGCTTACCAACCCAGCAGCATTCCGTGACTTCCAGATGATCCAGCAGGGCATGAACAACCCAGGCTTTGTGCATACAGATGCCAGTGGACAGCAGTACATTGTGTACCCAATACTTGGACACTTTGGACAGGCTGTAGCGCGTGGCCTTGACGCTCTTGGTATCAGTCAGTATACTGGTCTTCCAGTATCCGTGACAGGTAGCACCCAGTCTCTTCTCTCTGTTTTGCCAGAGACCAAGATGCCTTCGGTTAACCCATTTGCAAATACTGCTGTATCTCAGTTAGCCAACCTCTTCCCTAACTTCATGGGTCTAGGTAAGGTTGCAGATCGCGTAGCAAACCTTGCAACAGGCGCATCACCATTTGACCCAAACTCATCTGGTCACATGTCTACAAACTTCCTAGACACGATGATTCCTAACTCGTCTATCCGTGACTTCTTTAACGCTTTGGTTCCAAACCAGCGTGAGTCTATGGTTCACAACGCTATGCTTTCAGCCATTGCTGCAGCAGCAACTAGCGGACAATTGGACAAGGAACATTACGCTCAAATGACACCTGCTGAACAGCAGGCTGTACTTGATCGTATCCAGCACAATGCTCAGACCAACCTTATGGTTAAGGGCTTGCTTGCATTCTTCCTTCCATTGTCACCTAACGTAACCAATGATTACTACACCAAGAACCTACAGACATTCCGTTCTGAGTTCTTGCAGATGACATTGCCTAAGGCACAAGGTGGCCTAGGAATGACTCTACCAGAAGCAACTGCAAAGTTCATGGAAGAGCACGGCAAGGAAGGCCTTGACGCCTCATCCTATACTGTATCTCGTACTGTCTCAGGCAGTGGCGGGTCATCTATGCCTTTGTCAGATTCTGTCCTTGGATGGTTAGCATCGCATAAAGACTTGCTACAGTCGCACCCATATGCTTCTGCATATCTAGTGCCTCAGACTGCTGCTACTGCAGATGCTCTTAAAGTAGAGAAGACATTGCTTGCAATGCACCTACGTGAGACAAGAACTCCACAGGACTTCCTTAGCGCTGTCTATGTCACCAAGGGATGGGCTGAACTACAGCCTTCATTGCTTGACTATCAGGCTCAACTTGCTGCAGCCCAAAAGGCTGGCAATCGTATTGAGATAGCAAACCTCCACGCACAGTGGAAGCAGTTTACTACTACCTACGGTGCAAGCAATCCAATTTGGTATGCTGACTATCAGAATCCTACCAAGGCTACGCATGCTCAGTATGCCCTTAGCCAACTCAAAGATCTTAGCGCCAAGGGTCAACTAGGAAACTCTAACGTAGTACCTGGCATCAAGGAACTTCTTGCTTCGTATGAAGACTACCATGCTCAGTTGGCAGCCAACATGTATGACAATAACCAGCGTCGTACACCAGGCTATGCTCAGGTTGTTACTCAATGGAATGACTACCTTAATGCTTTGGCATTGAAGAGTCCGGAACTTGCAAACGTAATTAGTGGCGTATTTAAGAGAGTGGTATAATGGGCAAGACATCTACTGGTTTGGCAGCCACTAACACCCCTTCTGGAACATCTGCTTTTGCTCAACAGCAACAAAGCGGCGGTCAGATGCAGGCTATCTTCCAGCCTAAAACTGTAACAATTACAGACCTTCAGCAATCGTCACAACCAGACATTGTTGCTTCGCTTAATGGCGTTATGCAGTCTTTGTTTGGTCGCCTTGCTACTAGCGAAGAGATTTCTAAATACGGCGCAGAATTGCTTGCAGCCCAAAGGGCTAACCCTACACAGGGTACTCAGAACCTTGTCTACGACGAAAAGACTGGCAAACCTTTGTCTGGTTCCAACACCATGACTAGCACAAGCATTAACCCAGATGCTTTCTTTGCTAGCATTTTGCAAGGAACAGCAGAAGCCAGCAAGTACCGCATTATGGGAACTTACATGGATGCCCTAAAGAACCTTGCAGATTCATCGAAGGGATCATTCAATGGCTAATGATACAACTGCTTTAGATGCCTTCCTGTCCCAAATGGGAGCGCTTGCGGTTCAGCCAAAAGCAGAGTCAACAAAGAAGGCTCCAGCCTCTGACGTTAATAGCCCAGAGAATCAAGGCACACGAGCACAACTTGCCAAGGCTTACACACAGGCAGAAGAAGCCGCTACAACTTTTAAGACTGCTATTGCCAAGTATCAAGCAGGCACTCTTTCAAAAGAAGGCCTTGCGGAAGTATTCAAGAACTACACAAGTGCGCAAGATGAACTTTACAAAATGGATGCCCCTGGCTCATCTGCAATCCAAGCCAAGTACTTTGGATCAGCAGCGAGCGCAGGACAGCCAGAACTTCGTTACGATGCCAATGGCAACAGCCTTGTTCCTGGAACAGCAGCCTATGACAAAGGTCTTACAAAAGACGCTCAGGGTAACATTGGTGGCGTAGCCCCTACTGTAGTATTTGGCGCAGATGGCAAGCCAGTTAAAGACGCTCAAGGCAACATTGTAACAGGCATGAACGCTCCTGGCCCAGGCCAAACAGCAGCAGGCGCCAAGACATCAGGAGCAAAGACCACTGGTGGATCAACTGGCGGTTCTGCTGGTGGTGCAGACACTTCTTTGACTGGTGGATTTGTGCCAGTTCCAAAGGGTCAAACATTTGCTGATGCAGTAAAGAAAACTCCTTTTGGTGTGCAGGGTCCGCAATCAATTGAAAGTTGGGCTACTCAGTACGGTGGCATTGGCGCGTTTGCGCTTACTATGCCATGGATGAAAAACCTTCTTACCCAAGCGGCAACCAATGGTTGGACTGCCACAAAATTTACAAATGAAGTTAAAAATTACGTTGATCCTACTAGTGGTCAAAAACCATGGGATCAACTTTCTGCTTCATACCGTGACTCAAGTCTTGCCTACTATGACAACAAACAAGCATGGGCTCAGCAGTATAACGATAAGTTAAAGATCTTAAAGGATTCTGCCGTTCGTCAAGGTGAAGATCCAAGCGTATTTGGTGACTACATTCCAATGAGTGCCGATGGCAAAACCATCGACTCTAAGGCTATCGATGCCGCATATGCTGACCAGCATAGCGGAATGAACACCTTCTTTAATTCTTATTACAACAATACTCCAGATCAAGGTACTGTTGACAGATATGTTTCTGCTCATACAACACTAGCAAAGACAGATAATAATATCTATGCTGGTGTCATCGGTCAGAACATTGACACACTTAAGCAATACGCAAGCGACATGGGTATTAGTTCTATGTACCTCCCAGCAACTCAGGGCGGTTCTGGGGACTGGTACGCTAACACTGCAAAGTTGATCCAAGATGGAACGAAGACTTTAGAGCAGGCTCAGAACGAATTGCAACAGACCGCTATGGCTACATATAAGCCATTTGCAAACCGTATTAAGGAAGGCATGTCTGTCAAGGCTTTGGCTAGCCCATACCTTAACGCAGCAGCAAACCTTCTCGAGGTCAGCCCAGACACTATTGACTTGGGTGCTTCAACTGGATTGGGTTATGATATTACCAAGCACCTACAAGGTGATGGCAATACCTCTACCCCACTAGATCAATTCATAACATCTATTAAACAGCGCCCAGAATGGTTGCAGACAACCAATGCTCGTAACAGCCTTATGGATACGGCGACTACGTTCTTGCGCAACATGGGAATGGTAACAGGTGGATAATGGCTAGAATAAGTGCAGACGAAATTGACGGTGGTCAAATTGCAACTCCTTTATTTGCGGATACAGATTATGGTAATCGTGGATTAACAGATAATTCTGCTGCTGGTTCATTTATGAATACCGCTGGATACAATGCTGGGCAGGCGCCTATAGTACCTCCTGCTCCCGCGGCACCAGCAGCACCAGCGGGATCGACAGGATCATCAGTGCCACTAGGTTCTACGGGTAAAACTTGGACTGCTTCTGATGGAACAGTATTTACAGATCAGGGAGCATTCGCTACCTACGCCGCAGGTTTGGCGACAGCCAATGCTGCAGCAGCAACGGCAGCAGCAACAACAGCAGCAGCCAATACTGCAGCAGCAACAGCCAAGGCAGCAGCCGATGCGCAAGCGGCACTTGACGCTGCTAACAAATCAATTAATCAACAGAATGCTAAACAACTTTTAGACTCTACCCTTTCAGGTTATGGTCTTCAGAATGCCTCAACTGGTACAGCAATTAGCGATGCTATTCTTGGCCTAGTTCAAAAGAACTACGATGCTCCAACCATTCAGGCCTTGATTGAAGACCCAGCATCTGCTAAGTCATCTGACCCAAGCGTTGCCGCATTGGCAAAAGCATGGGATGCTCGCTTTGCTGGCAACTACGGACCTAATGGCCGTATCGCTCAGGGCTTGTCTCCTTTGTCCCCTAGCGAGTACATTGCTACAGAGAACTCTTACAATAATATCATTCAGGCTTCTGGATTGCCTAAAGGTTTCTATGACAACTCGCAACACTTTGCCAGCCTTATCGCTGGAGGTGTTGCTCCAACAGAGTTGCAGGATCGCATTAACACGGCTTCAAAATCTATTCTTAATCAAGATCCTTTCTACACCAGTACACTTCAACAATACTACGGCTTAACACCTGGTGACATGATTGCTCATGCCCTTGATCCTAATGTAGCCCTTCCATTGCTACAGCGCGCTACAGCCACTGCCACATTTGGTGCAGCAGGTGCTCGTCAGAACGTTAATGTAGATCAGGCTACTGCAGCACAATATGCAGCACTTGGCATTACACAAGGACAGGCTGAACAAGGATTCCAATCAGTTGCCCAAGCACTGCCTACCGAGCAGAAGTTAGCAGCCATCTACGGTGGCGACAAGACTCAGTTTGGTTCAGCAGGACAGCAACAGGCTAACCTCACCGCAGCAACATTTGGCGGAGCAGGTGGAGCCCAGGCTGAAGCCCAATTAAAGAAACTTCAACAGCAAGAAGTAAACGCCTTTTCAGGCTCATCTGGAGTGGATAAGAATTCACTCTTTGGTTCCACCTCAGGAACCTTCTAATAGACTTGCCCGACCGACCAGCATCGGCGCTACGTACTTAGACTGGTAGTAGGAGCCATCAACTTTCTCCCCTGACTGTTGGTGTGGCCTGCGTTAACTTATAGAAAAGGGAGTGCCTAAATGGCGAACCAATACGACTACGACGAAGACGACGAAGACACAACTACTGCGCAGGAACAACAGATCCCAGCAGGACTTCGTAAGGCGCTCAAGCGTCTTGAAAAAGAGAACCAGGAACTAAGAGAAGCCAACGCGTTGCGCGACTCTATGCTCCGTGAGCGTACCGTCAAGGACGTGCTGGACTCAAAGGGTGTGCCTAGCAAAATCGCTAAGTTCATTCCTAGCGATGTTTCAACACCCGAGCAGGTTAATTCGTGGCTTACTGAGAATGCCGATGTATTCGGTTTTCAGACCACGCAAGAGCCTGACGCAGTAGACGAAAAGAGGCAAGAAGCAGCATCCCAGTTCCAGCGTATTAACAACGCTACTGAGACTGCTATCCCAGCAACAAACGTTGCAGACCTGACAGCGCGTATCAATAATCCTAACCTTACAAAGGCGGACTTGGACGCGATTACAGGTGTCAACGGTTACACTGGCTCTGGACGTCGAGCATTTTAATTAATCCACTAACCCTTCGAAAGGGGTAACGCACTATGGCTAACGCCTATAACAGTACGGGATCCGCAGTTGGTACCTCAGTTGTACAAACCGCGTATGACCGCTACATTGAACTTGCACTTCGTGCTGTGCCTATGGTCCGCGACCTTGCGGATAAGAAGCCAGTACAGCAGGCTATGCCTGGTTCATCTATCGTCTTCAACATCTACTCAGATATGGCGCCAGTTACAACTGCGCTCTCTGAGACAACAGATCCAGACGCTATTGCACTAGGTTCAACAACACCTATTACTGTAACACTTAACGAATACGGTAACGCTTCACTCGTTACTCGTAAACTCGAGTTGTTCTCATTCTCAGATATCGACCCAGCACTTGTTGACATCATCTCATATAACATGCTCGATTCTCTCGATGCAGTTGCTCTCCAGGAGCTTGTCGGTGGCCCACAGGCTGTTGCAGAAGTCAACGGAAACCTCGTATCAACCTTCGATGGTTCATACACAGCAGGTGTCACACAGGGTAAGGTTCTTTCAACAGATACCATCAAGTCTCGTGACATCCGTTTTGCAGTTGCTAAACTCCGTGCTAACAAGGTAGTCCCACGTCAGGGAGATTACTACTACGTTGGTATCCACCCAGAAGTTTCACACGATCTCCGTGCTGAGACTGGTTCAGGCGGATGGCGTGATGACCACAAGTACTCAGAGACAGGTTCTTCTGAGTTCTGGCCAGGCACAATCGGAACATACGAAGGCGCAATGTTCGTTGAGTCTCCACGTATGTTCAACACAGCAGACGGTGCAATCGGAACAGCCGCTAACACATCATACTCAGGTACATTTGGAACAACCTCATATACCAACGGTACTGGTGGAACACGCGTCTTCCGTACAATCGTCGCTGGAAAGCAAGCACTTGCTGAAGCGGTTGCTGAAGAGCCACATGTGGTCTTCGGTCCAATTGTTGACAAGTTGCTCCGTTTCCGTCCAATTGGATGGTACGGCGTACTTGGCTTCAAGCGCTACCGTGATCCTGCATTGATCCGTATCGAATCAACATCTTCGATTCACTCTGCTTAATTAATTAAGTAGTCGAGTGGCTCCCCCTTCGGGGGGAGTCTACTCTTAACAAAGGAGCGACATGGCTAATTACATTTTTACACCACCAACCACAGATGAGACACCTGCTGGCTTTGGCGCACTTATGTGGCGTTATCGCATTGCTCGTGCCGATACACTCTTGATGACTAATGGTGTAGTAACACGCAATCGTACCTATGAAGTATCAGAAGTAACAGCAGCAGAGCACGCCTACATTGGCGGACACGTTTATACCATTACCCAAAAGGAGCGCGACCAGTTGGTTGCTGCGGGATATGGTGCAACAATTACACCGATGCCATGACAGAAGAAACACCAGATGAACTAATACGCAAGCGAGTCATTTTGATGGAAATGGACTTACTGAATGAAGAAGCAGCCCCAGAATAGAATAAAAATAGCAACCTATGCAATCTGTAAAAACGAAGCAAAGCATGTCAAGCGGTGGCTTGAAGCCACAAAAGAATCAGATTACAGAATCATCCTTGATACAGGCTCCACGGATAATACCTTGGAACTCCTACATCAGGCGGACAATCTCATTGTCGGGACAACCATTGTATCACCTTGGCGGTTCGACACAGCAAGAAACCAAGCGCTAGCCCTAGTACCAGAAGACGTAGATGTGTGTCTTATCCTGGATATGGATGAAGTGCCAGAAAAGAATTTTTACCGCAAGGTGCAGAACCAGTGGGTGCGCGGAGCGGACAGAGGCTGGGTATCTTTGGATACTGGCTTCGCATGGAAAGTAGATCGGCTACATAGCCGTCATGGATGGACCTGGAAGTGGCCATGCCATGAGGCACTAGTTCGAACCGATGGCAATGAAGAGTTTACCTACTGCGACACGACCACGGTCATCAAGCACCAGCCCGATACTACCAAGTCTCGTGGCCAGTATGAGACCATGCTTGAGGATGCAGTCAAGGAGATGCCAGAGGATCCACGCATGTGGACATACCTTTGTCGAGAGTATTACTTCCACGAGAAGTGGGACAAGGTTCTATGGAGTGCTCAAAAGACGCTCAAACTGGACGGCATGGACCACGAACTAGCGGCTGTATGCCGTTGGGCGGGGGACGCCGCAAGAGCCCTTAATCAGCCTTCTGAGGTCTGGTTTACCATGGGTGTGCGTCTTTGCCCTAATGAGGGAGAATCGTGGCTAGGAATGGCCTCTGACGCCCTTAGAAGGGGTGCTTGGCAGCAGGCACTGGACGCCGCTATCAAATGCTTTGAACTTCCACGGGTTATCCACTATCTCCACGAGCCTAGTGCCTGGAACTGGAAAGCCTATGACATTGCAGCCCAGGCTGCTTTCAAACTTGGGGAACTAGATGCGGCTATCGCATTTGCTCAAGAAGCCCACAAGGGCAAAGGTCCCGAGACCGCTAGAATTAAACGCAACATTGAGATGATGATGGGAATCAAAAATGGCATGCGATCACGTACATAAAGTTTCTGAGTGGGGTATAGACCGTGAGAACGGATTTGCTACTATCGTTGTGGAATATGGTTGCACCAAGTGCGATCAAGTTTGGGACCACCTTCCCCGATATGACGAAGAAGAATCAACCCACGATCACGAAGAATTCGTCTGGGGTTGTTTTGCTTGTAAAATAGCAACGCTTCAGATGAACACTGGTGATGCTGGCAGAGCAGATTCAATGCCTCAGAAGAAGTGGGATAAAGAACTTGCCGACTACAAGAAAGCCAGAGAGCAAGGCATTCAACCAGAGGGAACATCAGCCAAGGCAATCCAAGCAGCAGTTGCTGCTAGCGATACCCTCGGCACTGCATTTAACGCGGATACTATGGGATCTGCCAAGAAAGTCACAAAAGCCAAAAAGAAAATAGGAGCATAAGATGGCAATGTCAGACAAGAAGCAAGACGCTAAGGCAACTAAAAATTTGAGCCCAGCACAGAAGGCAGCCTTTAAGAAGGCTGACACCAAGATGGACGCTAAGAAGCCATCAGCAAAGGCTGACGCTAAGATGGACAAAGCACTTGTTGCCAAGATCAAAGCAGGCAAGAAGTGAAAAAGAAACACCCAGGATTCGCAAAGGTGCAAGCATCTATTGCAAAGAAAGAGGGAGTATCTCAAAAGGCTGCTGGCGCTATTTTAGCATCAGCAACTCGCAAGGCTTCTCCTGCTGCTAAGAAATCTAACCCTAACCTAAAGAAGGTAAAATAATGTGCAAAGAATGCGGATGCGATAAGACAATTATTGGTGATGTAGATAGTCACACATCAGGTCGCCCAAGCGGTGCTTATGGCGATTATAAAGGCGTTGGTGGAACCAACAAAGGCACTAAGTAACTATTAATTAAAGGGGGATGCTATGGGCGTCGGAGGAATTATTAAGGGCGTAACAGCCACTTACCACATGAATCGTTTGGCAAATACTATTGTCAATGGCGTACCTCAATATGATTTTGATGGCGCAGCAGTGCTCTGGGGAAACATAGCAATCCCAGGTCACAAAGCCACTCGTGGTATTGATGTGCTTAATCTTATTTATGCCAACAGAAATGGTGGCAAGAATTATTATCTTGATACACCAGGAGTTCTTAATGCCCTCGCTGGAACATCTGGCTTAGGCGAAAGCGAAGCCGCTAGACAGATTGCGAACTAATGACAACATTACTAGATTTAGTTAATGAGACACACTTATTGCTCTCAGGCTATACGCAACGCCAAGATCAAGCGACATCTCTCACTGCTGCCATTGGCGCAACAGACACAACATTCACCGTACAAAACGGTGCAGTTCTTTCTCGTGGTCTGGTTGAGATTGATGATGAACTTATCTGGATAGACAGTTTTGACAAGACATCAAATACAGCAACCGTTGCTCCTTACGGACGAGGCTATCGAGGAACTACTGCCGTAGCGCATAGTTCTGGAACTAGGGTGACCATCGCTCCCGTGTTCCCGCGCTCAGCCATTGAACGGAATCTTAATTCCGCTATCGATGCTGTCTATCCAGATCTCTTTGCCACAGCCTCAACAACTTTCCCATTCTCTGCTGCTCGCACAACATATCCACTTCCAGCGGACTGTATCGATGTGATGGGTATCTCATGGCAGACTATTGGGCCATCCCGTGAATGGCTTCCAATTCGTCACTACCGTGTAGACCGTATGGCAGACCCAGCCACATGGGGTGGCTCTAAGACTGTCAGCATTAGCGACGGTATCATCCCAGGACGTACTGTAACAGTTCGTTACACTACTAAGCCAGTTCCTATGGTTAACACTACAGATGTATTTGAATCGGTAACAGGGTTACCTTCATCTGCTCGTGAAGTTATTATCCTAGGTGCTGCCTACCGTATGGCTGTTTACCTAGACCTTGGTCGCGTACCTGCTACTACCGCTGAAGCGTCAGCACAAGGCACTGCCAATCCAATCGGCTCAGCCGCAAATCTTTCACGAATGCTTAAGCAAATGTACAATGATCGACTTCTTATTGAAGTGCGTCGCCAGCAAGAGCAGTTCCCTCCTCGCGTCCACATAACAAGATAAGGCTAAGACATGACAATTCGCTATTATTCAAGCATAGCGCAAGACACTGTTTTGCCAACTGCAATTACCTCAACGGCTACGTTGATGACTGTAGCCTCAACAACTGGCTGGCCATCAACAACACCGTTTACTCTAGCAGTAGATTTTAACTCTGGACTTGAAGAGTTGGTAGACGTTACAAACGTCGCTGGCTTGACTGCAACTATCGTCCGTGGTGTAGATGGCACAACTCCCACCGCACACGGCATTGGCGCTACAGTCCGCCACGTAATTACCGCTCGTGACATGAGAGATGCTAACACTCATATTAACGCCACTAATGGCGTGCATGGCGTGCCAGATCAAGTTGCTGGCGTTGGAGATGTAACAAGTATCGCGTTCCTTACAATGGGCGCTTAACCAAGCAAAGGAAAATAAATGGCAACAGCATATAAGGTGCTTGGGCAAGCAGTCCCAGCGTCAACAACAGCGGCAGGCGCGTCCTCCAATCTAACAACTCTTTATGCACCAACAGGTGTTTCAGCAGTTGTCTCAAGCGTAACTATCTGTAACCAGTCTACAACTGCTCAGACATACCGCATCTCTGCTCGCGTAGCAGGAGCAGGAGATACTCCTAAGCAGTACCTTGCTTACGATGTAGTCCTTGCTAGCAACGCTACAGACACTCTTACCCTTGGCTTAACTTTTGCAACAACAGACGTTCTTTCAATTGCAGCATCTTCTACCTCTGTCTCATTCAACGCTTTCGGAAGTGAGATTTCCTAATGACAGTTTTGCGTCACCCAAATAACCAGGGTGTCACGCTAACTCAGTGGCGTTATACTGCCACAGGTGGCGAGACTACTCTTTCAGGCACTGACGGCTTTGGAGCCTCTTTGCTATACACCGCAGGAGCCGAGCAAGTCTTTGTTAACGGCGTACTGCTAGAGCGTGGCGTAGACTATACAGCCAGCACTGGAAACACCATTACAGGGCTTGTAGCCCTTGTTGCAGGCGATGTGGCTACCGTCTCATCTCCTTCATCATTCTCCGTCGCTAACGCTATCCCTAAGGCTACTGTTGCCGCCAAAGGCGATTTGATTGTTGGCAATGGTGCTTCATCAGTAACTAACCTTGGCGTAGGTGCTGACGGTACAACACTCGTGGCAAACTCTTCTGCCAGCACAGGCGTATC